GCTATGTTTTTCTAAAATTTTTTTCTTATCTGTCATTTTATGTAGTTCTCCTTTATCCATTTTTTATCCATATCATCTAGTCTTAAATATCTAATTCTACCATTGATATGTTGTTTTGTATCATGTCCACAATTAGTGCATCTATAAAAATCTGAAACTATTGCAACTAAAATTGTATCTTCCTGACACTCTTCACAAATACCATGAACGGTATCTATTTTATTAAACACTTTAATTAATTTACTCATACTAGATCTACTGCCTTTCCTATTATTGGTTTATATTTTACTTTCTTACCTTCTCTATATGCATGTAAAAATTGTCTTCTTGGTTGATATGGTATGTAACTTGCATGTATCCATCCAGAGTTAGGCTCACCTAACGTATAAAATTCTAAAATCAGCTGATCCGTTTCTAAGTTCTTATGTATCCAATCTGCTAGTTCAGCGTTGTCGACTCCTATACATTCGAAATCAGCCGCCTCAGCTTTCGCATGTTGTGAATTTTCACTACTTCCAATTGCTCTACATAATTCCGGAGACCTGAAGCCTGAAGTAATTTTTACTCTACCGAATTGGTCCCGTATGGGCTGTAATACATTTTCACAAAGTTGTTTTAATTTATCAATTTGATCGCCATTAGGATTGTTATCAATGTTTAACCGGATCGCAGTATCAGACTTGATAAGCTCCTGAAGGGAGAAATTTCTTGAAAGATTCATTTTATAATTTTTTTAATAGCTTTAGATCCATCTATATTTGATTCAAGCTCTGCTTTTACTTTTCCACATTTGTATTCAATATTATCATTTGCACCACGTTCTGCAACCCTTTTACCTTTTAAACAATCACTCATTGCAGGCTGTATTCTATGTTCCGTTAATTCACCTGCTACAAACATGCAAAGAGCAACCACCGTATTAATAACTGTTTCCATTTTGCCTTACCTTATCTTTTAATTCTTCAATATCACTTAACGCTTTTTCTAGTTGCGTTTTTAAAAATTCTATATTAACTTTGTTAGTCATATTTTGTTCCTGATTTTCAGTTAACTTTTCAACATCTCCAAACAAACTTTCTATTAACATAAATTGTTCCTGGTCTGTAGGTTTTTGTTCAGACTTCTTGAGTAAGTCTGCCTGGAACAGTTCTCTTGATGTCTCAAGGCTTGTCAGTCTAGATGTGACTTCCGTATATGCAAAGACACCCATGGCTACACCAGCAATGATTGCTAGCATATTTTTCATAGGCATACTTATTGATGTATTTTCACTTATTTTCATAAAGGCGCTACAATTACTGTTAATATAACAAAAGCTATGATTAACGTACCTGTAAAATAATAGTTCATACTGGCACACTCCATATTATTTATCTCCCGTTAATGTACTACGCATTATTAAAAAATTTTTAAAATCTTGTTCCATTTCATTTATTTTTTTTTCCATTGTTTTTAGTTTATCATTTGTAACAATAGTATTACCTTTGTTAGTTTCTATATTTAACAATAAATGGCTTTGATTTTCTTGTATCCTAGCAATGTATCCGATTTGATTTTTTAAATCTTTGTTTTTTATTTTTTCAATTGCTGCTTGATTTTGATTAATAGTTTCTGTTAAATCTACAATGTATTTAACCCCTGTAAATGTACCTACTATTAAGGAAGCCACTACAGGAACCATCACTACATTTTTTTTCAACAGATCTACTAAGTTCATTACCTAGCCCAAAAAAATATTCTTTTCCACCAACTTATTTTAACTTTAACTTCTTTAGTTAATTTTAAAATTTCACACTTACAATTTTTTTTTTCAAAAGAACAATTTATACATATATTTAAACTCATTTTTTCTCCTCGATATTATAAAACATTTTATCAGAATCTTCTGTTACCCAGTCTCCACCTTCACAGTCCCATACAGTATTTTGTACACTGTAGTCAGGCCAATCATTATCAGTTGTGTAACTATTTACATGCCAAATGATTCTGTTGTTTGGCTGCGCAGCATAATTGCCGTTTTCAAGTGCTATTATATGTGCACACTTGTGTTCTTGCGGAATTTCAGAATGTTCCGTGTTTAGTATATTAGTCTCTGGATGCGCCCAGTCAATAGTAAATAAGTATTGACCTTTGTAAAATTTTTTATCTTTACCTATATACTTACCTTCTATACCAGCCAACCAATCAAAACAATGGACACTAGGATAATAACTAAAACAGTTCCACAATTGAAGCGAATCCAATTGCATATCGGGCACATCAGACCGTTTGTACGACTTCTGGAAAAATGCTGAGATAGGTAGGCGCCAAAAACACGCACCATTTGGTAACATAATATTAAATAAGAGAGCCCTGCCTGAAATAGAGACCAGACCAAAGATAACACAGTCACTACTTTCTCCTTGATGTTCTTTAAGATCATAGAGATACTCCTTCCTTATTTTACAATAAATCGGCGGTATGTTAGCATTTAAATAAGCCATAGTACATTATTTTATTTCTCCCCAATTAGGGCCAGATTCATAGTCTACTTTATTAGGTACTTCTAAGTCAACTGCGTTTTCCATAATATTTTTTATTTTTTTAGCTTGGTTTTCTGATTCAATAGAAAAATCTAATTCATCATGTATTTGTATATGTGATAATAAACCTTCTTTGTATAAATCAACCATTGCCTTTTTAGTCATGTCTGCTGCACTACCTTGAATTAATTTATTTAAAGCTTTATATGTAAATGCTCTTCTATGACCATTATTATGCCAATAGTTTTTCTTTGGTTTACCATTTTTATCTTTTATAATATTGCCTTCAAAATCTTTTAACACTGGTCCCATTTCTTTTAGTTCCAACATTCTTTCATGATCTTCGGGTGAAACATAATGACCCCAATCTGCTCCTTTTAAGATTGGTTCATACTTTGGAAAACGACATTTTCTTTTTAGAAGAGTTCTAATCTGTGCTCTCTCTTGTGCTGCAGACATTACTTTATTCATTAATTGTTTTACAAAAGGCGCTTGGCTATGATATTGAGAAAATAATTCTTCTGATTTTTCTTTTGAAACTCCTAATTGTTCCATCAATTTAGTTTTTCCCATACCATAAAATAGACCTAAATTAATTGTCTTAGCTTGACTTCTTGGGATAGATGCCATTTCTGCTACAATTTTGTGAAAGTCTGTTGAAGGGTCATTTTCATAAGAATCTGCGATTGAATTTACAGAAGGTAGAGAAAATTTTAATGCATAGTGTGCAACTAATCTTGGTTCCTGTTGCGAGTAGTCAAATGTACCCCACTTACATCCTTTTTCTGGAATAAATAATGATCTTATTAAAGGCCCTGTTTCCGGATCCCTGGCGGGTATCTGCTGTAGGTTAGGATTTGAATAACTAAATCTACCTGTAACAGTTCCACCTTGATCAGAACGTATCTGGTTTATATCAGCATGTATTCTACCATTATGCTCATGTTTAATAATAGAATCAATAAATGTAGTTCTAACCTTGTTTATTTTACGTGCTTCTGCTATCATACCTACCACAGGATTTTTATGTTCATTCAAGAAACCTTTAGTAAAAGATGGTTCACCCGTAGGTGTTTTAGAATATGTTAAATTTAATTTATCAAAAAGTGGAGCGATGCTTCTTGCTGCCATTAACTGAATGTCTATTCCTGTTTCTATTTTTATTTGTTGTAATAGGTTTTCTTCTTTTATTGCCAGTGCTTTTTTCAATTGATTGGCTTTCTCGACATCTACCCGCACCCCTAGGAAGCGCATATCAACCAAACAGGGAAAGAGATCCGTTTCAAGATTAAATATATCTTGAAGATCATCTTCAATAATTACTTTTTTTAATTTCTGCCAAAGTTTAAAAGTTAGTTCAGCATCTTTTTCACCATATGCTCCAACTTCCATTGCAGGCATTCTCCACATTTCAGCTTTAGGATCTAGTCCTCTTTCTTTTGCTGCTTCATTTAATTTTGCCTCATTTTTACCTTCACTTAAATGATTCCAAGATAATGTATTAAGTGTAAATGAAAATCTATTTTCATCTATAAGACTAGCTGCAATCATAGTATCTACTATTAAACCATTGATTTTTATACCTAAATTACGTATCCAACATACATCATACATAGCGTTATGAAATATTTTCGTAGCAGGTGATTCACAAATATCTTTAAACCACTCTAAAGTTTTTTTACGATCTAAGTTAGGACCAATTTCATGTGCAATTGGAAAGTAACCTTTGTATCCATCTACAGCTACAGCAATACCAACTACTTCACCATTACCTATAATAGAACCAGAACCTTTTGATTTTAAATCCGGGTCACATGTTTCTAAGTCAATTGCAATCTCATCTGCTTCTCTTAAATCAGGGTACTCGTTAGGCATTACCCATTCTGTAGTTGGTACAATCATTATATTAATTCAAATATAAATATTGTTATAATTAACAAACCAAAAATATCAGTATATGTATTCATTATTTTTTACCTTTGCTGTCTTTCATTTTTTTAATTTCTAATTCACAGTAATGAATTACTTTTTCAAGATCTTGTATGCCATTTTTATTTTTGTAACGACACACATATTTTATAACATTTCCTTGAAAAAAGGAAAGTTCGTTTTTAGAAATAAATTCATAAGGTTGAATATAAAAGTCTTTATAGTGACTCCCGCCTATCTGTTTATCTTGTGGAAACGCTTTATCAAACATTTCTTTATTACTCATAATTGATACCCCTTTCTATTTTTATCTAGTTTTATTTTATATAAATTATTACGTGCTCTTGTAGTTCCTACATACCAAACTCTATGCTCCTCATCTTTTTTGTTTTGATTTTGATTGATAGATTTAATTATTTTATCTCCCATATCTAAACATAGAATTACATTATCTTCTTCTCCACCTTTAATAGCATGAATAGTTGATAACCATATTCTTGCAGGTTCTTCTAAATTTTCCTTGTTTTCTAATAAACGTAATAAATATTCTTTGTCATCATCTTCAGCTATTCTAAAAGCTTGAAACCAGTTCTGATCTGGTTTCCATTTGTACTCACCGGTAAAATCTTTTATATCTTTTATTTCTTCTTCTGATAACTCTTTACCTTTACACCATGCATTGTAGTTATTCATAGCAGTATACATTCTGGTTTTTATACTTTTACCTTTATTACTTTCAAAATATAAACCTTTAGCAATAAGCATTTTATGCACTTTTAAAAGCTTTGATACTGTTCTAGTTAGTATATACCATTTATCTTTTGTTAAATCTATTTCATCTAAATTGTATATATCTTCACATATACCTTTTTCATTTCTTGGATAATATTTTTTTAATTTTCTAAGACCCATTATGTTACTTATAGGTATAGTTGATTGC